CATATATGTTAGGTATTAATATTGAAGTAGAACCTGAATCCATATGGAAACCTTGAGTCATATAGTTCCATTTTTGAGTTGCAGGACCTTCAACAGTTCCTAAGTTTTGTACTCCTTTATATTGTAAGAAATCAGAATCCCATCCTGCGGCATCAACTGCGTTAGAGAAACCTAAATATGTTCTTCTAACATTATCTCCGTTTGTTCTTGAGGCATCATCAATACCGTTAGAATTACCAAATGGAGGATTGTAAATTACATCTCCTGGTTTGTTATATCTTGTTTTTAATACTGGGAATGGAGATTTAACACTGTCATAAACTCTTGTTTGATATCCTTCGAATCCACAAGGTAATGCTTCTGCTGGTGCATCTTCATTCATTTCAACCATTATATACTTAGAAAGATTTGTGTAATCACCATTAGATGTACCAATTTTTTTAGCAATAAAGTTATTTAATCCTGGGTTCATAGAACAATTAGAGAATTTCTCTAATACTACAGGAGATTGGTCTGAATCGTAGTAATCACGAACAATAACATCAAATGTTCCATTGTCAAATGACATATTAATGAATGAAACTTTAATTGTTGTATTTGCACTATCACCATCAGCAATAGAAACAACCTTAAATAATCTGTAAACAACGTTACCTCTTAATTCAGATACAACCCAAGGAGTTGACGGAGATTGATATTTGTCAAGATAGTAACCTAAGTTATCCACCTGACCACTTCTTGCACTGTCTAAAGAAATTAAATCAACTCTCAATCCTCTAATATAACCTTGACCAAATGCATAGTTTAGCATTGAATCATAATGTTCTTCAACAAACAAAGGAACCTCACTCTTTGGTTTCATGAAATTTGATGTTCCAAAAACCTTAGGAAGATAATTTGTATTGTATGAACTCATTGATGTTTTAAATATAAAGTTAGTTCCCGCATCATTTTGTATATTAATTCCAAATGTTGCATATGGGTTTTTACTAACCGCAGAATAACTACCTGAAAAATCTAATGATACATTAGCAATGTTACTAACTTCATAAGCAGGTCCGTGACAAGATGAATTGTAAGTCGTAATACCGCGAGACCTTAAAGTAGCAACTACTAAGTTATTATAATTTGACCAAGAAAAACCTGTGAAATTATAGTAAAGACCTGTAACACAACCTGAGAATGAATCAGGAATTGTTGTGGTTGTTGTAGTTGGGTTACCACCACCACCACCGCCAGGAACACAAGGATTTGGTGTTGTAGTCGTTGTTGTAGGGGCAGTAGTTGTTGTTGTAACTGGTTTAGGTAACATTTCTAAGTTATTAATTATACTATAGAAAGAATACCCTGAATAATCATTGCCTGTGTAATTATCAAATGTAGCGTAATACCAAGTATCATTTAATCTTGAGCTAAAATCCATATTTCTTGAGTTGATATTATCAACACCAAAAACATTTGTTGAGTCTGTATAAACAGGTTCTAACAAGTCAGCGATTGTTTCGTAAATTGTACCAAAATAATTTATTGAGGTTGCACTTAACGTAGTATTTGCAAAAATCGATAACAATTGAGTTTTAATATCAGTTGCTATTGTTGAACTACTACCATCAAATGCCGTGTAAGGAGTATCCAAGTCATCAATCATATCTTGAGACATAGTATTAGATAAAAACTCTACAGTACCAATTTGATTAGCCGTTCCTGAGAAACATAAAGTATATGTTTGAGCTGTTGGTGGGTCACATACAGTAATACAAGTATTTCCTGATGGGAATGTTGTACAATCTTGAACGAATGTAACCGTATAAGGGTCAACATTTGCAATTGTTTGGATTGACCAAGAAGGTCCCGCATCGTAACCCGATAAACCTAATATTCTCGTTACGAAAAGTTGATTTGATTGTTGAAGATAAGCCTTTGCTATGTAAGCGGCTTCATACTTCGGGATTTGTGTATTCACAAATCTTTCTGGAGAAGTTCCTCCAAAAAAAGTTTCGAACTCTGTGTAGTTGGTAATAAATATAGGTTCAAATGCAGGACCTCTAAGGGTTTCACCTACCATACCTAATGTTGTAACACCAATACTTTGAGAAACGTAACTTAAGTCTCGTTCAGACGTATACACACCTGGTGATACGAATACTTTACTGTTTGTTGCCATTATTCAAAATTTTCTTTTATTTAATTTATTTTCTAATAAATATTCCTTTTTATAGCAAAAAACTTTACTTTACAAAAGATATTTATATAATGGCAGACAATTTTCTACCTTTTTTCTGCCTTATTAATTATGAATGAAAAAAAGAAAATAAAAAATTTAAAAATCTCAGTAGAGAGTCACGAAATATTAAAACTGTATTGTGATAAGAAGGGTATTAAGATTTATAGATTTCTTGAGAATCTAATAATGGAAAAATGTAAAGAAAAGAAGGATATATACGGTGAAAACTAACCTATTTTAGCAGTAAACAACATTGATGATGTTATGTTAGTAAATTCTTTTGTTATTTGAAACTTAACAGTATCTCCTGATTTTAATATGATATCTAATATTTTATTACCGTAATATTCATCATTAATGAAAACGTCAAAGTTTTCAACATTTTGTGATGAAATAAAATAAATTGTCACTGGTTCGTAAAATTTTTGCTGAAAAATAGTTTGTTCATCAATAAATTCTATTGGAACTTGATAAGTTAAATAATTTTGTTCTCCATTATTTTTTGACTTCCTTTTAGAATAACTTGGCGTCTCTATTAAAGTTAAAGTTCTTTGTACCGCAGGTGAGACTTCAAATTCGTCTTCATCTATTAAAAATCCTACTAGTGTGAATTCATAATTTTGAATATAATATTTTCTTTTTTCCACTTCCATAACTGAAGAATCGTCAGTAATGTTATTCCAAATAATTGGAATATAATGTCCTTTTATTTGGGTATAAGCCTGACGAGAAGAAAATTTTTGTAACACCGATTTATTAAACACATTTAATTCTCTCATCCTATTACAAATAATTTTAACATTATATGTTATATCGACAGGTACAGGCTGAGGTATTTTGTAAACATCAACATTAACTTTATTACCGTCAAAAGATGGAACAGACGCATAATAAAATTGTTTTCTATTTGGTATTGTATAAATTAATGATGGGTGAGTTCCGTATTTTATTTCAGGAACTCTAACAACGGTTATGAATGGAGGGGATACGTTTTTGTCTAAATCTTGAAAATTCCAAGTGTTTGTAAATTGAGCCCAATTCTGTGTGGTTATTAAAACATCTATTACAGGAATTATTTTTCCTTCACTAACAACTTTTAAATCGTTCTTTATAAAATCTAAAAACCCCCTATCCAAATCTGCGTGTAATATCGACTTAGGTAGAAAGGTACCGTGTTCATTTATTTTATCCAATAATTCAACCCTACGAGGATATAAAGTTCTTGAAGGTGTTAAATTAATGTCTTTTTTTATTTTTTTTGGAAATCCCATATTAATTTTTTATTTCTTGAATAACAAACAACTTATTTTTTTTATTTATCATATCAACCTCTTTAGCGTTATAAACAGGTTCTTTACTTGATTTATAAACAAAACTATTGTATTTGTAAGGGTCATATGTTACAATATTCTCATTAGATTCGTCAGGAATTTTATCACAAGGAAATTCACAATAATCTAATAAAGTCCCAATAACAAACGCATGAACATTTTTAGATTTTTCTTTTCTAACCCTATCATTACCACCAGGCCTTACTCTAAATTCTACATCACTTAATTTAACATAATCGGCGTGTAATATTACTTTATTTTTATATGTTACTGAAAAAGTATGTTTATGTAAATTATAATGAACCATAACTCTTTTTCCTGTAAAATCTTCAGTTTCTGAATTATTATTTGTTATTTCTTCCATTATTTTATTTCTATCTATTTCGGCTTCAGCTCTAATTACATCCCCATCATTTTGAATTCTTATCCTTAATGATGGGTATTTTTCTTTTAGTATATTATACCAACCTATTATTTTTTTTTTACCTATAAATGATGATTTAACTTTATCTTCATAGTATAAAAATTCATCGAATTGTTCTTTCGGTGATTTACTCTCCGATTGTTCAACTAGTTTACTTAATTGTGATTCTGTTATATAAATTCTCATATACCTTTAAATTCGTTTTGACTAACTGGTGTTGCAATAACAGTTCTATAAAATGGTTTATAACCAGCATATGTGTGTTTATTATCAGAAACAACTCTTCCATCATTTGCAACTGAATAGTATCTAACTTTTGTTTCTGTTTCGTAATAACCGATATAATCCCCAAGTGATATTTCAATATCAAGTTCATCTAAATGTTCTTGATAAACGGAAATTCTAATATTTCCTGGTTCCATTTGTCCAATTTTACTACTACCCATTTGTTTATTTTCAGGTGCTAATACTTGAACAAACGCTTTAAACTCAACAGGAACTTGGTACTTAATACCGTCTTCAACTGTTTCACCGTAAACGTCATCAGTTTTTGTTTTATATCTATCAACTCTATATAAAACACAAGTAAAATTCATATCTCCCTCTAGCCACTCCCTGCCCAAATCAACATCCAAAGAGAAATCCTCTCCCCCGAAAAATTTACCAAGTCTAGTTATTGGAACTTTATTAGTACTCATATTGATAAATACTTTTATTTTTATTATTATTATACTAAATAATTTCTTATTGGAAAATATTGTGCATTTTATAGAACAAAAAGCGTTATCTATTTTAGATACCTATGAGGGGGCAAATAACTATATTCTCAAGTTAAAAAACCAAAAACTAACAAATAAAAAGTTTTATCCTACAAGAGCCCAATCAGAATATATAATTAATTTTAATGGAATTACTCCTAAAGTTGCCAAAAAATGGGTAGATATTGACCCCTATTTTGCATCAAAACTTGCGGATGAAAAATTATATACTAAAGTACCTGAAAAAATATGGGTTGAAAAACTATTAGTTGAGAAGGAAAAGGCTTATCACATATGGGGAATGATTTTTAGTGGTCAGACAAACCACGATTTTTGGTTACCAAAAAACGCAATAATTAAATCACATAAGGTAGAACAAGTTGAGATTGATTATACCAAGTATGACCATCGACCTCCATTATCACATCAGAAAGAGGCTATTGAGAAATTGGTTGGTAGTAAAAGATTTATTCTTGCTGATGATATGGGATTGGGGAAGACGACCTCAGCAATTATTGCCGCTTTGGAAACAGGGGCTAAAAAAATTCTAATTATTTGTCCTGCGTCGCTTAAAATAAACTGGCAAAGAGAGATTGCCAACTATAGTGATAGGAGTGTGTTTATCTGTGAAAGTAAAAACTTCTCAACCGAACACGATTTTGTTATTATCAATTACGATATTATTAAGAATTTTTATGATATAAAAGATAAAGATAATAGTCTGATTTATCAATGTAATTTTGATTTAATAGTTTTAGATGAATCTCATTATCTTCAAAATGGGACCGCAATCAGAACCAAATTAGTTAATTCATTTGCAAAAAGAGCTAATTATTTATGGTTATTAACAGGAACCCCGATGACATCAAGACCTATCAATTATTTTAATCTTTTAAATTTAATTGAAAATCCCGTTGCTGGAAACTGGATGGCATACGCCATTCGTTATTGTGAAGGATATCAATTCAGGGTTGGGGGTAATAGAAAAATATGGAATACGAGTGGAGCGTCAAATCTTGAAGAACTTAGAGATAGAACATCTAAACAAGTATTGAGAAGATTAAAAGAAGATGTTTTAGATTTACCGGATAAAATTATTACTCCCGTTTATTTGAGATTAAGGTCAAGATTGTATGAGGAACTAATGGGCGAATATTATGATTGGTATAAAACAAGGGAGGAAGAATCATCATCTATGACATTACAATTTACCAAACTCACAAAAGTTAGACAGATAATTGCGGATGAAAAAATAGAATCAACAATAGAACTTGCAGAGAATATTGTAGAACAAGGAAAAAAAGTCATTATATTTACCAACTTCACCGCATCCCTACAAAAATTGGTTGAACATTTTGGAAAAAAAGCTGTCTATGTTGATGGTAGTTGTTCTCCCGCTAAAAGACAAAACGCTGTGGATGAGTTTCAAACAAATGATAAAATAAAAGTATTTGTTGGTAATCTTAAAGCCGCGGGGGTTGGTTTGACATTAACTGCTGGGGAAGCGGTTATTATGAATGACTTATCATTTGTACCTTCAGACCACCAACAAGGGGAGGATAGAGCATACAGATATGGACAAAAAAATATGGTTTCAGTCTATTATCCTATCTTTGAGAACACAATTGAAGGTATTATATATGATATATTATCTAAAAAGAAAAATATTATAGATACTGTTATGGGTGATAATATTGATAAGGCCGATTTTGTTGAGGAGTTAATGAAATTAATAAATCCTAAACCATAATCAATTCCATTATATTTATAATCGTAAACTTTATGTATTATGAAAAATTTAGTTAACCGAATCGAACAGTTACAAGAAGAAATTGTAAAAAAAGAAAAAGAACATAATGATAAATTTTTTATTACCGAGATGAAAAAAATAGGTATTGAAAAACTACCTTATGCACAAAATTCATTGAAAAAATTTATAGACCCTGAAACAATGAATGTTCATTATAACAAACATTATAAAGGATATGTGGAAAAATTAAATTTAGCTTTAGAAAAAGAAAAATTTGGTGATTTAGATTTAGAACACATTGTTAAAACAATTAGTAGGTTTGACGAAAATATAAGAAACAATGCGGGAGGTACTTACAATCACGCCTTGTTTTGGAAG